ATTAAGTTGATGAAAAAATACTCCCCATTCCTTGAGCAGTTCTCACCAACCGAAAAGAAAAAACTTAAAGATGTGGTTCTCAAGTATTATAAATAAAAAAGGTTGACTTCTCCTCAAAAGAAGTATATACTAGCAGTACCCTATATTATGAAATATTGTGGATAAACTTAAATATAACGTAAATACAGAAGGAATACAAATATGTCATTTGCATCACTCAAGAAAAATCGTGCTAACTCTCTTAGCAAACTCGTATCCGAAGGAAACAAACTATCTGCTGGCTCAAAGCCAAGCGGAGACGATCGTTTCTGGAAGCCAGAAGTAGATAAAGCAGGTAATGGTTACGCAGTAATCCGTTTCTTGCCTGAGCCGAAAGGTGAAGATCTACCATGGGTTCGTATCTTCGATCACGGTTTCCAAGGTAAAGGTGGTTGGTACATTGAAAACTCCCTAACAACTATTGGCGAAAAAGATCCAGTTTCTGAGTTCAACACTACATTATGGAACAACGGAACTGATGCTGGTAAAGATCAGGCTCGTCAACAGAAGCGTCGACTCAAGTACATCTCTAACATTATGGTGGTTAAAGATCCGTCTAATCCATCGAATGAAGGAAAGGTGTTCTTGTATCAGTATGGTAAGAAAATCTTTGATAAGCTGAACGAAGCGATGAATCCAGCGTTTGAAGATGAGCAAGCAATCAACCCATTTGATTTCTGGGAAGGTGCTGACTTTAAACTTAAGATCCGTCAGGTTGATGGTTATCGTAACTACGACAAGTCTGAGTTCGATTCATCTAGCGAACTTCTAGGCGGTGACGATGATGCTCTCGAGAAATGCTACGAGGGATTATATTCACTAGCTGAGTTCCTAGATCGTAAGAACTTTAAATCTTATGCTGAGTTACAGGCTAAGTTGAATCGTGTTCTAGGTTTAGGTGGCACACCTGCTCCAACTACTTCGGCTATGGAAGCAGAGGATGATGAGATTCCATTTGAAAAGCCTGCTCCAGTGGCAGAAGCTAAACCAGCTCCAGTAGCTGCAGCTCCTGCTCAGGATGAGGAAGATGATAGTCTATCGTTCTTTGAGAAACTAGCTGAAGAAGATTAAAATTCTCTTGGTAGGTTTTGGGGGAGCTTCGGCTCCCCTTTTTTATGCGTAAGCTGATCTACCACGACCTCTAGTGCGAGTTCTAGATCTAGTGGCGGTTGGTGTTACATTTGTTTGGTTAGAAACATTAGTTGAAGATGGTGCGTTAATATTAGTAGGAGCGACTGTTGTTACTACTACCTTTCCACTTGCACCAGCAGCCTGAGCAGACTGTGCATTGACCTGTGCCCCTTTAGTGCCTCCTGACTCAGTTCCTTGTCCTTCAATCCTTTTCTTCAATTCATCAACAGTAATTCCTTCGGCTTTGGCTTGTTTCTTAAGCCTGTTCTCCATGATTTTTTGATCACGTTCTGAACGCTCGAGCAATCGCTTCGCCCTTTCGGCTTCAACTTCATCTTCAGACATACCGCCAAGGAAACTTGGAAGCAATGCTCTCAGGCTCAAAAGTTTATCTGCGATCCAATCAGATATTGCCAATCTGGTATCCTGTATCCAGTCGAATAGTTTTGCGAAAAGACCAGCGAATGAGAAACTATCAAGTTTTTCAGAAACTCCCTCGAATCCAAGTTTTTCCGCAACCCAAGAAATCATACCTTTAACTAAGTCTAGAGGGATGGCAATCAATCCAGTCAAAACACCTTCGTAAGCGCCATACAATCCTCCAACAATTCCTTCTTCAGAGAATCCTTCCATAAATCCTTTTACCGCATCAATTATACCCATGATGACTGTTACTGGTAAGAACAGTTTACCCAAAAGTCTCCCAGCAGCACTAGCGAATTTAGCTACAGGTTTAAATCCTTCTCCAAATATTTTAAACATATTAGCAAACTTACTTCCCTTGCCAAAATTATTTTTAAAGAAGTCAGAGAATTTGGTAAACAGGCTCTTTCCTTTGTCAATGGATTTTCCGAATTTGTCAGTAGCGAATCCTTTGAATTTATTACCAAGACCTTTGATGAAGTCCCCAAACCTTTTAAAAGGTTCTAGAACTTTTCCTAGTTTCCCGCCTGTCAATTTGTTAAGGAATTTGAATTCAGTACCAAGTTGCTTGAAGAAGCTGACTAACGCTATAACAGGAGCAGCGATAATGCCGAATAGCATACCAACGCCCATACCACCTTTCTCGCCCAAACCTTTAAGACCGTCAAGTAAGCTCTTACCCAATCCTTTGATCCCACCAACTAGAGATCCCATCAATGCAGTTTGCTCATCATCACGCCTTCCTTGTTCTCGGCGATTCTCGATTTCTTGCATCTTACCGTCTTCCATGGAACCTACAATACCATCAACAATAGTTTGGGCTGACTGGAATCTTCCTTTCTCGTCTCGCTCAGCCATTCTAGTTTGGAGTTCACCTGCTTCATTGAAGAAAGTATTTACATTTAATCCATACTCTTCAAGAGATGCCTTTAACTGATCAGCTTGAGCTTTTTGAGATTCTTTCAATTCCTTGTCGGCTTTGAGTAATAGAAGCTCTTCACGTGTGATACCTGCAGCTTTTGCTAGGGTTTCTTCTTCTTTCTTTCTGGCTAAGTTTTGACCAACAAACGATTCGTCAAACTTTTTCTTCAAACTTTTAAAAGGATTTAAGTTTCCGACCTGTTTCTTCGCGAAGTCATTTAATGCTGTAGAAGTTTTAGCGAAAGTTTTATTGCTAGCGGTGAATGCACGCATAGCTTGCTGTAGTTGTTCTTGATTCTTGGTCACTTTTTGATTAGTGTCCAGATTAGCTTGTAAGACTTCGGGTAAATTAGCCATTCTTTATGCCTATTTCTTTTTGTTTTGGAACCCAAAGAAAGCAGCAACGATACCAGCAACAGAAACAAAGTATGTTGGTGCCATACTTCCTAACACTTTGCTTGCTTCGTCTAAGCCAAACATAACAGCTAATACGACTGCGAAAGGATATAATAGCATGCCACCTAAAGCGAACCAAGCCATATTCCTTTGCGCATCACGCATAGCGTCTGCGTCTTCAAGTTCTTTTCTTCTAAATTCGAGATACATTTTTTCTTCAGCTTCACTCACTTTACCGTCTCCGTTTGTGTCGGCTGGGTGGAAAACTTGTTTATTCTCAGTTTCTTCTGTCATAATTAATTCCTTTGATTCTTCATTTCTTCTTCTTGCTCTTTTAAATAATTTTGTAAAAGAGTAACATAAATGTCTCGCTCAAATGGAATCATATTATCCAGCTCTGTTAGGCTGTAATTATGATGCTGCATCAGGGCGAAGTTCAACTGGTACATATTCGCCAGCGAGTCATGTACCATGCTTATGTAAAAAAAGCTGCGAGTCCCTCCAGGGTCAACTCATCTTCTTCACCGCATTCTGGGCACTTCCACTTGACTGTATGTTGAAGTTTCGGTGAAGTATTAAAGAAGTCAGTAACCTTAGCAAACTGCTCAGAACTCAATTGTTCTAGCCACTGTTCCATTTCTTTAGCAGTAAAATCACCATAAACATTTTCTTCATCATAAACATATTCAATACATCTTGTTATCAGTTTGAATAAGTCTGTTGAAGAATCACTATCAACACCTTTTAAATCTTTCATTCCAGCGAATCTAACTTTAATCCCGACAGTTTCATCCAGCTGAATCTTGTCGTTTGGCTTATCACCAATTACTTCAATATCATCGATGTTAATTGAAACTTCTGTTCTATGCGTACAAGGGTTGTCTGGGTTAGAGTGTCCAACTTTTAACTCTATCACTTCCCCAACGGATTTGCCTCGCAGCTTTAAGAACAAATACTCAACATCAAATGTAGCCAACTTATTCAAGTCAACATCACTCAGGATACAGTTGCCAAGTATTTTCATAATGGCATTTGTGATCTCATCCTGATCATTTCCTTCTAGCGCCATAAGAAGTATCTTTTCTTCTTTGACTAGAAAGGGTCTATATTTTATCTCCTCACCTGTCGACGGCACTGCCGTGATAAACTCAGGCGCAGATAATGATGGTAAAGCCATGATATTCTCCAGTTATATAAAATAATTTAAAATTGTAATGCGCTTCTAATCGAGGCAACTCTGTTATTTATGTTACCAACAGCAGCATTAATTTGTCCACCAATCCCACTCGAACCAACAATACTTCCTATACTTGGTATATTCACACTTCCGCTTATACCACCAGTTCCAAGTCTGACCGAAAAACCAAATCCCTTGTCGGGCTGGTCTTGTTTAGTGTATAGACACTTATAATTCTTGTACGCAAACGTAACACCCAACCTAGCAGCATTATCTTCAGCCCAACTCATAGTAATCGGATTTATGATTAAAGGGTATGCTTCGTTTAGTGTGTGTATCGAATGCAGGTTTCCATGCGAACCATACTGCCGTATCTCTATAGTGCCAGCATAGTTGTCAAAATATTTTGTATTAAATTGAGGTTGCCCATCAGCGAATGCGCCTGTACCAACCATCTTATCTTGCCAGATTTCAAAGTATTCCTTTTCTCTCATATCCTGACTCATGATAAATTGAACCGTCACATCGCCATAGATTGATCCATAAGCCACTTTGTTTACTGGACCGTAGTTTTGGAACTTATGTTCCACTGAAGAAATACTTCTTCCAGGAATGTCAACTGATTCTGCTCGATAACTAAGTTCACGTTCTGTGGATATGTCACCGCCACCTTGAATAAAGACTTCAAAGTGAGAAGTTTTAGCAACGCCACTTTTATTAAGCGACGATACCATGGTGTTAACATTAAATCCCATTAGATTCTTTTCCTACTGTCTGCCCAAACTTTTGTTTTCTTGGCTTTCTGGAACCTTTCTGTCGGAAGGAATAACGCAGTATCCCATTCGGTAGAATTAATCTCAATAAACTTTGATCGAACCTGTGAATTGAGATAATGTTTAAAGGTTGGTTTGAAAAACCTAAATCTGCTAGCACTATTTAGTACATCATATGTCACTTTTAGCTTCGTAGACTCATCATATTTCGTATTATTTGTAATGTCATACAAAGCGTCCATCAACTTGGCTCTGAGTTGAGGTGGCAGATAGTGTAAGTTGATGCCGTGGAATCCTCCAGGAGCAACCCCAACCATGAAGATTAATGGGAATCTATCATAATAAGGCAAGTCTTTTGCGCCTTTCGGTTCATATTTGAAGTGGTACATTCTACCGATGAGAGCTTGTGACTTTCTATTATCGCTAGTCTTAATGATATTATCTGGATAAACAGCAGCACTTCTTTGTTGTCTAGCCTTTTCCCTAAACCAATCTCTGGCAGCTTGTGTGCGAGCAGGAATTTGCCCTTTACGAACACCTGCTGCGAGTATATCGTCAAATATTGCTGCCATCTATTTCCCCTGTTATGGTACTATTTATTCTTTTTGTACAGCTCTTTTTCTGTGAGTATTTGAAACTTCCAGCCACGATCTTTACAATAATCTATTGCTGCTTCCCATTTAGCTTGGTTGACTCCCCAAGTCTTGACTTCGTTCAGGTACTTTTTGGTGAGGCGTTTCTGAGGTTTGGGTTCGCGAGTTTGGTGGTGAGGTTTAACTTCAATCATAATGGTTTCTTTATTTTTAGTTCTGATGATGAAGTCGACGAAGTACCGATGCTTTTTACCATCGATCGGTGAGCGATATCCTATCGGAAAAGGTTCCGAAGCCCACCAAATTATATCTGGGTTCTTGTCGAAGTATGACATGCAGTTTAGTTCCCAGCTTGACCGATAAATAATATCTGAAGGGTCTCCCTTATACTTTTCGGGAAACTTACATTGATATTTTCCTTTATAAAATTGAGCCATAATCTGCTTATAAATAGAACCGTCAACGCATATTTATACAGGCTCTTTCGATGAAAATAAACCTGAAACAAGTAACATCTGGAATCAAATCTACTGTCGCTTCAGCAAGCGGTAATCTTGAGAACTTTCTCGGCTCTGGTGGTTCGGGCGGTTTCTCGGTATCTGCTGGAGATAATGGCGTTTCAATCAACGCTAATTTCAACGCATTGCTAGAAAAGACTAAGGTTGGTAATCTTGTAAACTCTCCATTAGCAGATCTATTTGATAATAATAAAGTGAAAGAACCTTTACAGTTCCCTGCTGATTTGACTAACGAACATTATATGATTTTTACAGTTAAGAATCGTATTCGCCAGAGCAGGAAAGATGTTGCTGAAGATTTAACAATTAGAAATATCGTACTTCCGATTCCTAGCAACCTACAAACAACTTATGGCGCACAGTATGAGAACGCTGATTTGGGTGCGCTCGGTGCAGCTGCAGCAGGAAGAATATCTGCTTCTCAATTACAGGCTGCGGGAAATGATCTAGGCGAATTGATCAATTCAAGAATAAGTCAAACAGTTGGAGCATTTAAGTCGGGAGATACTGATGCTCAAGTTCAGACTGGCGCACCTTTGGCTGCTGCGGTTGCTACGGCTGCAGCTGGTAAGCTCGGAGGCGGTCTGGGTGCTGCTCTTGGTGGTGCGTTTACTGGTGCTTCAGTCGTTCAGGGCATAGGTATTGATGAGGGGCTGGCAGTTAACCCACACATGGCTGTGTTGTTCAAAGGTGTTGACATGCGCGAACATAGCTTTAGTTATAAGTTCATTGCCAGAAACGCTGAAGAATCTATAGCAATACAAAAAATAATAAACGCATATAAGTACCATATGCACCCAGAGTATGCAGCTGGCTCTCTTGCGTTTAAATATCCAGATGAGTTTGAAATATCATTTGCTGATGCTATCGCAGGGAACTTATATAAGATAGGAACCTGTGTACTCAAGTCTATGACTGTAAATTATAATGGCGAGGGAATACCACTGTTTTTCCAAGATACTGGTGCGCCTGTTTCGGTTGAGATTCAACTAGCGTTCCAAGAAACGAAAATTATAACACGTGGTGATTTAGATTCTGGGTTACCAAAACCAACCAATAGCAAACCAGAGGGTAGTGCATAGTGTCTAATTATTTTTCATACTTCCCGAAAACCGAGCACGACTTAACAAATATCGGGCAGACCGTTACTCTTACAAATATTCTAAGACGGTTTAAGATACCAAGCGAATTGGCTGATCGTTCAGATGTTTATTATGAATATGACATTCAAGACGGTGACCGACCCGACACTATCGCTGAGAAATATTATGGCGATTCTAAGTATTCTTGGTTGGTGTTGCACTTTACCAATAAGAAAGATGTTCACTTCGACATGCCCTTATCAACGCATGATTTTGAACAATACATTGTTGGTAAGTATGGATCTCTTTCTGCAGCGCAAGCAGAAAATCACGAGTATAGGATATACTTGTCAAGATTAAAAGATGGCGTTAAGGTTCCAGCAGAGGCAGAAGTATTATATGATGGGACATCACTTTTAGAAAGAGTTGTGGTTGTTGATCAAGCGACATACAATGCAACCGCATCGAATTATAGAAAAGCAGCAGTAAGCAAATATGACTATGAAAATGAATTGAATGATGCCAAGCGTTCTATAAAATTATTGGACAAAAGGTATTTATCTCAAGTCAGAGATGAAGTTGAAGATATTCTGAGGAATGGCGTTTAATGTCAGAATCTATTGGTGGATACAAGCACGCAGGCGATGTTGATGTCCGAGCGTTCAAGCTGATAACAGCTACGGGTCAAGTGATAGATCTAGAATCCATCACTGTTGAATTTAGCGTGTATCAGAGTTTATTCGAACACTATCTACAGTGCGACCTTATTCTCAACGATTCTCTTGGGTTGATTAATACATTAAATCCAATCAAAGATGGGGTCACGCAAGGTGGATTTTCTGGTGGTGACATTCTAGTTGTGTCATATCGTTCCAACGATGATAGTCTACCTTATAAAAATCATGTATTTGCTTTGTATGAAATGACAGACAGAAAACGTCTCGAAGAAAATAGCGAAGCATATTTCCTTTCTGGTATAAGTGTTGAAGCGTATAGCGCATCTTCCCAAAAGATATCTCGTGCTTATGGTGGCTCTGGCGGTAACAACATATCATCGATGGTCAAAAGTATAACTGATGAGTTTGTATACAGTAATTCGATTAAAGATTTACACCGCTCTCTAAGAGAAGCTGCCAGATTCAGAGTAGAAAAGGAAAACGATTTTGACTCAACCAATGGCAACCATAAGTTTGTATTGCCAAACCTAGCAGTTGATGATGCCATAGATTTCTTGTGTAAAGAAGCAGACTCTGATGATCACATACCATATTATTTATTTTATGAAAACAGTAAAGGATTCAATTTTAAAAATTTAGGGTCATTGGTGAGCCAAGAACCTAAAGAAAAGTATTCATATATCCCGTCAAACTTTACAGATGTTTATAAAGACAAAAAGAAACAAGAATATACTGAAGCCACTAATATACGTTCATTTGATGTCATAAAGCAAAGCGACTTTCTAGAAAACTTAGAGTCTGGTATGTTCCAGTCTAGAAACATATTCATAGATATATTGAAGAAAAATAAAAGAGAAGTTGTCTACAAATATGATGATTACTTTCCTAAGTTTAAAAAATTACAAAACTTAAAAATAGCTGGGGGTGAAACTAGAGGCGACCCAGTGGTGCGAATGTTCACATCAAGGCACGACCATGAAAGTGACGCACTCTTTACTGGAGAAATTCCTTCAAGTAAAAAGTTTAGCGAGAATCTCGCGCAAGCCGAAGGATATTTCTCTCACATCTTCAACACTCAACTTGAGGTTGTAATTCCAGGAGATAGTGAATTAGACGTTGGCGATGTTATAGAGCTAAACATTCCACCAGCAACTAACGTATTAGACCAAGTAAATGTCGGAGATAAATACTTGAGTGGTAAATATTTAATTACGAAAATAAGAAATAAATTTCTTGACGATTCTGAATCAATGTCAACGATTCTAGAATGCGTTAAAGATACAGGCGTAAAACAATAGGAGAAACGACATGCCAATCCCAGGCTCAAAAAGAGATACTTTTTTATCAGAAGTTGCTAATAGCAATAAACCAGAATTCTTACAAGAGATTAAAGAAGCATCTCATGAAGAAGAATTAGTTGAAGAAAAGCCGAAGAAGAAAAAGGCTAAGAAAAAGAAATAATAAATGAGAGATTTTGTCGGTAAGGGAAACTTCACTTGGTTTTTCGGTGTAGTTGAAGATCGTAATGACCCAGCGCAACTGGGTCGTGTGCGTGTTCGTGCATACGGATATCACACTGACGACAAAGATAAAATACCGACAGACTCTTTACCATGGGCTATACCTTTGATTGGCATTGATTCCGCATCAATTAGCGGTATCGGAAAATCCCCGACGGGTATGGTTGAAGGAACGTGGGTTGTAGGTTTCTTTTTAGATGGGGATAGGGCGCAAGAACCTGCAGTTGTAGGAACTCTTGCTGGTGCGCCATCCGAGGCTGCAGAAACAACTCTCGGATTTAATGACCCAAATGGCGTTTATCCAAAATACACTGGCGAATCTGATGTAAATAAAAGGGCACGTGGCGTTGCTGATGATACGGAGGAAGATGCTGGTAAGATTAGCATTCCTCCTTCAACATATGCGCCAGTATATCCGATGAACCATGTTATGGAAACTGAGTCGGGGCATTATAAAGAATATGATGATACTTCTGGTGCAGAACGAATTAAAGAGTTTCATAAAAGCGGTACAATGTATGAATTGTATCCTGATGGCGATAAAGTAACAAGAGTTGTTAAGGATAATTATACTCTGGTCGCCAGTAACGACAGTCTTCATGTTAAGGGTAATGTGACAGTATTTGTAGATGGCGATGCTGATTTAACAATCTCTGGTACAACTACAGTAGATACACCGACCACAAACTGGACTGGTGACATTAATCTTACTGGTGATCTTGATATCACTGGTAAATCAACAGCATCTGTGGATCATGTTTCCGCAGGAATATCTGGTAAGGGTCATACCCATAGAGATACTCCAGGGCTTGGTGCTGGAACTACAAGTAAGCCACAGTAGGTTAAATTATGGTAGATTTCAATCAAACAAGCGGTTTTCTAGACGAATCAGCGTTTTCTATAAAACTTGGAGGGATAGAAATAGACCCGACAACAGGAGATGGGATCGAGGGTTTATTAAAGATTGCTGGTTGGACTGTTAAGAAAACTGATACTGATGACCTTATCTTTTCATATGAAGGAACGGAAAAATTAAGATTACCTGCTATTGGCGCTGCAGATATTGGGGGAGCTTTTGATCAGTTCGTCTATACTGGAACAAATGACCAAACTACATTTTCTGGAGCCGATGATGATGGAGTTACCATGTCTTATGATACAGATAAAGTTATAGTATTTATGAATGGTATATTATTGACGCCAGATGTAGATTATACAGCAAGTAATGGAACCAGCGTAGTTATTGATCCCGCAGTAACTGCGAATGATGTTATTACAGTACAATCGTTCTAGTGCTTATAAATAGAAACTAATATAATTGAAAGCTGAACAATTTTATTATACCTGATTGTTTGGAAAAGTCAAGGAATATTTTATGATACACGATAGTTTAATTAATTTATTTGAAACATACATTCAAGAGAATGAAAAGTTTGTTGGTGGTAATAAGTCTGCTGGAACTAGATCAAGAAAAGCTCTAGCTGAAATAAGCAAACTTTGTAAAGAAAGAAGAAAAGAAATACAAGAATCCAAAAAATCATAGTAGGATATAAATGGCTATAACTGGGACGAAAGAACGAAGTAAGGAACTTTTTAGTGACGTTGATCTGGGCTTCTTCGCCCACCCTGTTACTGGAAAGGTTTCTCGAAAAATTAATCGAGATGCTGTTAAGCAATCGGTTAAGTCGCTCATTCTCACAGATTACTATGATAGACCATTCAAACCAAACATTGGTTGTGGGATACGCTACTATTTATTTGAGCTTTTCTCCCCAGCAGTAAAGCAGCAAATGGAAAATGCTATCAGAGAAACGATAGCCAACCACGAACCAAGAGCCGATGTTATTGAGGTTTTGGTTGAGGAAAATCAAGATATGCACGCTTTGGTAGTTTCTGTAGCGTTCATGATATTAAATGATCCGAACCCAGTGGTTCTGGATGTAATCTTAGAAAGAGTTAGGTAAATGTCAGCAAACACATACTTAGAGGTTTCAGAACTAGACTTCGACTCCATACGTTCAAATTTAAAAACGTATTTGCGAGGTCAGTCTCAATTCACAGATTATGACTTTGAGGGTTCTGTTATGGCAACTCTCTTAGACGTTCTCGCTTACAATACCCATTACAATTCATATTACTTAAATATGGTTGCTAATGAAATGTTCTTAGATACATCCCAACAAAGAGACTCTGTTGTATCAAGAGCAAAGGAGCTAGGGTATACACCGATTTCTTCAAATGGTGCTTCGGCTGAGATAAAGCTGAAGTTTACAGGATTCCCAACAGGAACTTCTCAAGTAACAGTTCCGAAGAACACTAAATTCACAACTACAGTTGACGATATTACATATACATTTGTAACAACTCAAGCAGAAAGTATTGATGCTGATACCTCTGGTAACTTTGAGAAAAAGATTATTATCAAAGAAGGAGAGCCACTATCATTTAGTTGGACTGTGGGATCAACCCCAACCAGATATATTATCCCAAACGCCAACGTTGATACGAGTAGCATTACAGTAACTGTCCAAGAATCATCTACAGATACGACAACGACAGACTTTACAGAAGCGACTAATATAAACCAAGTATTCTCAACTTCTCCAATCTTTTTTATTGAGGAGGCTTCTGACGAAAAATATGAGTTGGTCTTTGGATCAGGTTCTCTAGGTAAAGCATTAAAATCAGGAAATATCGTAAAGGTTGAGTATCTTGTAAATAATGGAGAGGCGACTAATGGTGCTTCTACGTTTAGTGTTGATTCGATTGATGTTGGCGTTTCATACACTACCGCAACCATTACTTCTGTTGAGAAATCTGCATCTGGTGGTAGACCCCAAGAAACTATTTCATCTATAAAGTTCTCCGCTCCCAGAAACTTCCAAACTCAAAACAGGGCAGTTGTTGCTGAGGACTACGAAAGAATCTTACTCGCAGAAAACGCTGACTTACAATCTGTTATAGCATTTGGTGGTGAAGAGGCTGTACCAGCACAAAACGGCAAGGTGCTAATTGCTGTTAAACCGTTTAATGAAAAGTTTGCAACATCTGATAGAAAGTCTCAAATAAAGAATTCTATACAAGATAGAACACCTTTGGCTGTTAATCCAGAAATCATCGATGGTAATTATACATACATACTCCCAACTGTAACTTCTTATTTTGATTTGACTAAATCATCATTGACTTCTGCAGCTGTTGAAGTAAATATTAGAACAGCCATAGACGAATATGCTTCAGAAAATCTTGAAAGGTTTGGTAATAAGTTCAGATACTCAAGGTTTGTTCGTTCTTTGGATAATACGTCAGGCGGTTATATTCTAAACAATGACGCCAGCGTTCGAATGGAAAAGAGAGTCACGCCTAATATAGATGCTGCTGAGTCTGTGAATTTATACTTCAATAACGCTATAAGAAAAGGTACATTGACTTCTAGTCAATTTACATTTGGAGGATTTACAGCAAATCTTTCTGATAATAGTTCAGGTACTGTTAGCATCTTTAGATATAATGATGACAATACCACTACTGTTATGGACGCAAATGCTGGAACCATAGATTACGATACTGGTCACATCTTCCTTCCAAATTTTGCCCCGACAGCATATGCTGATCTTGAGTTAAAGGTTACAGTAACGCCTGAAAACTTGGACATAATACCTGTAAGGGAACAGGTCTTACTAATGGAATCTAAAGACGCTAGAATTACTGTTGTTGGTGAGCAGACCTAATGATAAAAGCGAAACTGTCAAAACTTGTACAGAATCAATTTCCTGATTTCTACAAAGAAGAAGGGAAAAATTTCCTCGCATTCATTGAAGCATATTATGAATATCTTGAGCAAAATGGAAAACTCACCGATGCGATACAAAACATTGAAGACTATAAGGATATAAACACAACTCTAGATCAGTATCTTGAATATTTCCAAGATACGCTTCTTCCGTCAGTCCCCCACGATGTATTAGCCGATAAGCGTTTGATGGCGAAGTATGTGAAATACTTTAATCAGGCTAGAGGTACTGAAGCATCATATAGGTTGATGTTTAGAGCAATATACAACGAAGATATTGAGCTAAGTTTCCCAGCTGAGCAGATGCTAAAGGTTTCTGATGGTGATTGGCGACTTGATCGTTATCTTGTGACAAACGCAGACGAACGTGTTTTTGATTTTATAGGAAAAACTATTGAAGGCAGATTTTCGGGGGCAAGAGCATTAGTTGAGAATGTTGTCACTCGTGTAGTTCGCAATCGCAATGTTATGCAAATTTTAGTTTCAAATGTTGTGGGTACATTTGATAATAAAGAGCCGATAAGGTTGTATGGCGTAGAGCAAACGGCAGCTTCGTTCACTCCTACGATTGAAGCTGGCATAAGGTCATTAAAAATTATCAACGCTGGTGGTGAGTATAAAGAAGGAGATGTAGTAAAGCTCCTATCAGATAAGAATGGTGATCTCGGTAAGGTTGTTGTAACAGGAACTACTGACCTTGGTGGTGCTATTACGTTCGATATCGTCGACGGTGGTTCAGGTTACACTAGCACTACATACAGTCAAGATCAGGGCGAAACGGATATAATTATAGAGGGCGGTGACGGACAGACTCCCGCAAGTTTCACATTAGAAACGCCAGATATTGGTAGTCGATTCGCTATCGCTATGAACACAAACCTTATTGGTGGAACTACCATATTCGGAGATAATGCTCCTTTAGTTCTTGATGCTAATACTGGTTTCATGAGTACGTTCGCGAATACATTACTTTCTTCGCCGAACTGGGGAATACAAGA